GTTATGCAACCAAATAATTTAGATGCTGAAATCTCGAAATTAGAGTGCTTTAGAGCCGATGGTTCTTTAGACTTAAAACTTATCGAGAAAGCATTGCGTGATGCAAAACTTTCAAGAAAAGATGCGACCACCGCATCTTCAATTTTCAAACAGATTTTAGCAACTCGTGATGAGCCTGAAATTAAAGTTGAAAAAGCACCTATTCAGAGTGATGCTGATGCGGTGGTAAATCAAGAAGCAGAATTGCTTAAAGCTTTTGAGCAAAGAGAACTTCTTAAACATCTTAACAATCGTTTAAAAGGATAAATCATGGAAAAAATTATTGAAAAACTAGACGCTATAGAAGCGGCTAATTTAGCGAAGGTAGAAGAAGTAACTGCTACTGTCGATGCTAAACTTGCTGAAACTGTAGCTTCTTTTGATGAAAAAGTAGCGGCACTTGAAGCTAAAGTGGCTTCAATTAACTCAACTCCAGTAATTAAAACATACAAATCAATTTCGCAAGAAGTTAATCGTATGGTTAAAGGCCAACTTGCTGAATTTATGAAGGGCAATGGTCGCGTAGAAAAAGAAATTAAATTATTTGAAGATGTTGGTCAATATGACGCATACATTAAAGAAGCTTCAACTTTAACAGGTTCGGGTGCTGGCATTGGTGGTAGAACTGCTTATGATCCAGTATTTGCTTCATTGCGTTTAATAAATCCTATGCGCGGCGTATCTCGTTCTGTTGCTACTGATGGTTCTACATATCAATTTAGAGCTAAAACAGGTGATGCAGGCGCGGGTTGGGGTTATCCTGTTGTTAATAATACTGCGGCTACAACTGAAGCAATGGCAATTTGGCAATTAAACATGAAAGACTTAAATGTTCAATTTCCAATTAGAACTGCGGCTTTAGATGACATTGATGGTTTAGAATCTAATGTAGTTTCAGATATGTTAGCTGAATTTAGCGAACGCGAAGCTCAATCTATGATTACAAACAATGATCAAGGTTCTGCTACTGTAACAGGTGGCGGTGGTTCTGACGGCTTACGCGGTCTTAATCAATATCCAGGTGCTAATGCTAGTTATACAGGCGGCACTACTTCAACATCATCTTTTGGAACATCAGGAACGGCATCAAGCGATGGTTTGCATAATTTAGCAACATACGATCAATTAACAACAAACGGAAATGCGTTAGCAAATAATGTTGTTTATAAAGACATTGTTAATTTTGTTTATGCATTACCACAAGCATATTGGACACCTAATGCTAAATTTGTTATTAATCCTGTTATGCTTTCAGCAATTCGTGGATTAGTAGATGATCAAAAGCGCCCAATTTATGTTGATGGTTTATCTCGCGATGATGGTATTGTTGGTAAATTACTAGGTTTTGATGTTGTTGTTAATACTTATGTAAATGCACCTTCTAAATATTCTGCATCGCCTGGAACAGATAATCTATATCCAATGTTTTTTGGTGATTTTACTAAAGGTCATACTATTGTTGATCGTTTAAACATGATATTACGCCGTTATGATCAAACATTGCCAGGTTCTATAACTTTCTATGGTGAAAAACGATTAGCAACATCTATCGTTGATCCTTTTGCTTTAGTTCGTTACAGATCAACAAAAACTGCTGATCTATAGCATTAATGTAATATGGGGAAAAGGCGGTTTTATCGCCGCCTTTTTTTCTTAACTAATTAGGAATACAAATGAATACATCTAATAAAATTTTAAATGGCATTAAACAGGCTTTAACTGAAGGCAAGGCCACAGTTAATTTTACTGATAAGAATAAGACCAAAGATGTAGAAGAAGCATCAACGCTAACAGGATCAGGTTTAAATATTGGTGGTAGAGTTTATTTTGATGACGCTTTTGCCGCTTTAAGATATGCAAACCCATTTAGAATGGGAAGCCGTCAAGTTACATACACAGGATCAGCCGCTCAATTTGTGGCTAAAACAGGTAATGCCGCAAACTCAACAAATCCTTGGTTATATGTTGTTACTCCAAATGCAGGTTCACCAAATATTGCTACAACTACTTGGCAAATGCCAACACGAGTTATTACTGCTCAATTACCAATTAGAACTGCCGTTATGGATGACATCAATGCTATTGATTCAGCTCTTGTTAATGATTTAATGTTGGAATTTAGTCAATTAGAAGCGCAATCAATGGCAACTAATGATGACCAAGCAGGATCATCAACAACTTCAACAGGCGGAACAAGTGGATTAAGAGGATTAACTACATACCTAACAAGCGCTTCTACTCCAGCTTATGGAAGTAGTGGAACTGCAATAACAAATGGTATTCATACAATATTAAAAACTGAATTTACTAACACTCAAATAACTTATGATCAAATTGTAGAAGCAGTTAAAGCGTTACCTTCACAATATATGAATGTTCCAGGAACGGCGTGGCATTTACATCCATCTTTAATTCTGCAATTAAGAAAATTAAAAGGATCAACAGGTGGCGCTCCAATGTTTGTAGAAACAGGAACGGAAGATGGTGGATCATTAGTTTATTTATTTGGATTTCCTGTTATACCTAATCCATATTTAACAACTCCAGGATCAGGTTCTTTATCAGGCGTATTAGCTTGTTGGGAACATTTTTATACCATTGCGGATGCTGAAGAAATGACAATTCAACGCTTTGACCAAACTGCTCCAGGCTTTGTAACGCTCTATGCTGAAAAGCGTTTAGCATCAACAATTCGTGATCCTTTTGCTGGAGTATTTTTAATAGGTTCTGCATAATGACTGATACATTAGGACAAGTGCCGTATGGAACTACTCGCAATCCGTTTAACTATGATAAGTTTGAACAGATTAGTCGCGACTTAACTACAAACTGGCTAACAATAGACGAAATAGCGCAACAGTTAAATTTAGGAACTGACGAATCGCAAGATGCGTATTTAGAAAGTTTAGAATTAGCGGTTCGCATGCATATTGAAGATTATCTTGGTATGTCAATATTTCCTACTTCATATAGGGTTTATTATGGCTTATCAGCTAATTTTTCAACGCCTGTTTATTTAGATTTGCCAGTTACAAGTTATGTTGATAAGTTTAATAGCGGTAATTTAAGCATTACAAAAGTTGCTTATTATAATGGAAGCACACCGAGCGTTTTAACAACGATTGCTTCAAGTAATTATTATTATGATTCGACAGGAAATAAAGTTGTATTAAATAGCGGTATTCCATCGGATGTAAGCACTTTTAGAACAAGTCCTGTCATTGTTGAATATACACAAAATGCAAACTTTACACAGGCTTATCCTGTAATTAAGCAAGCTGGTTTGTTATTATTTACGCATCTTTATAATAATAGATCAGAATCAGTAACGGATGGTTTGCAAAAGATTCCTTATGGAGTGGATTGTTTATTAAGACCTTATAAACCATTGGTAATGTAAATGGCCATAACAAAATTCGAAACAGTAGAAGTTAATGACTTGTCTTTTGCCACAAGCAGTTATGGTGCAACACAAACAACTAAAACTCTTAAATTTACAAGCAGGCCATTAATATCTGAAGTAAGAGCTAGTGTAAGCACTTCAGAAAAATTTAGAATATATAGTGATTTGGTGCAAATGAAATTTAACTACACACCAAACACAAGAGATATAGTAGATAACGATAATTTATATTCAATAACTTATCAAAATGTTGATTGGCGAATAGCTGATTCTAGTATATCTAATGATAGAATGAGTGTAACTTTAATATGTTACTTTAATAAACCAAGTGTAGATGTATAGATGGCAACTCAACAAGATGTTAGAGAATATGCACAGGCAATACAGGCAGAATTATCTAGTATAGTTACGCCTATACCTGTATATGCAAATTTTAATAGAAATTATGCAACGCAACCTAAATTTATTACTTGGCAATTAAGAGATGTGCATCAACCAGTTTATACTGGTAATGTTCAAAGTATTAAAGGTATAGATACCCCTGTTTTTCAGATTAGTGTATTTACGCAAGAAATGGCAGATGGTTTTGATACCTCTAACGATATTTTGCAAGCATTACATGGTTTTAGTGGAACTTTTGGTGGCGGTGGCCATAGTTTTAATGTTTCAAAGGCAGATGTAGTGTGGTTATATCATGGATACGACAATGAGATTGGGCTTCATAATATATTTATGGACTGCACTTTATATATACCAACATAAGATTTTTTAATTTTTTTAATGTGAGGAAATAATTATGGCACTTCCAAATAAAGTTTTACCAGGTTTTAGCGCAACTCTATATTGTCAAGCAGGTGCAACTCCAACTGTTTTAACAATTGCTGAATTATCGACATTCGCTAATACAGACGCTTTTTGTGTTTCAGCTAATGTTTTACCAGTAGAAGCTATCCCTGCTTTTGGTCAAGATGATGCAATGGCTAATTACAATGTGGCAGGTTCTCGTCAATCTGACAAGATTCCTACACAAGCCCCACCAACATCAATGACTATTACTGCGGCATGGAATCCTGCTGATACACAATTACTATTAATGAGAGATGATGCTGAAAACGGCACAATTGATAGAACTTTTGTTATTCAGGCAACCGATGGAACAGATTATGTTAATTACGCATTTAATGGTCGCGTAGGTCAATTCCAAGTTGATCCTAACCCAACTGCTGAAGCTAAATGTATGTTTACAGTCCATCCACGCGGCAACCAATACGGATGGTCTAACTCTTAATTAATTGAGGAAAAGAAATGACAACACAAGTTAAAACAACTGATGATTTATTAAGTTATTTGGTATCCCAAGCTGGTTCAGGTCAAAAGAACTGGTTTGGGTTTGCCCAACAACGCTTAACAGGCATTGCTTTAGCTCACGATATTGCTAAAAATCATGCTGATAAACTAACGCCCGAACAGGCCGTTGATTACGCTATTAAACTTAATAATACGATTTATCAAAAAATAATTAAGGCAGAATAATGAGTGTCAAGTTTGCCGTCAATGGCTTAAAAGAAACTCTTGCTACTCTTACATTATTTCAAGAGCAATTTGGCGACAAAGACGCAAAAAGTAAAGTATTAATACCAGCCGTTAGAGAAGCCATGAAACCTGTATTGGCTATGTCTAAAGCATTATCACCTAAAGACACAGGCACATTAGATCGTTCTTTATATATTACCGCAAGGCGACCTACTAGAAAAGATATGAAGTCAAGATATGTAACACCAAAAGATTCTGTTATATCTCTTGTTTCAACTCGACCAATTCCTAAAAAAGTAAAACAACAATTTCACTCTCAATATGGTAATTTAAAAGGTAAGGAATATAAAAAGGCTAGAAGGAAGTTTTATACTGAAGCTGGCGTTATGTTTGACGCTAGAGCAATAGCCAATGAGTTTGGAACGGCTAATATGTCAGCTAAACCATATTTGCGCGTATCATTAGAATCACAAGCCCAAGCCGTTGCAACAAGGTTAGGTTTAATTATTAAACAAAAAATGGATGCTTACAAAGCTAAAAATTTAACAACATAAGGAAAAGATATGAGTAAATTAGGATTAGCACTCGGTAAAAAATACGAGGAAAATAGATTATCAGTATTAACTAGGTCGTTTGAATTAGGCGATCATACATTTAAAGTAAGAGTGCCAAGCGTTCAAGAAATTGAAGCTATTTATAATTACTTTAAAAATCCTAATGAAGAAAAAATTGAAGCAGAGTATCAGCTAATGATAAAAGCTTTTGAGAATCTTAAAGATCAAGAAGGTGTGGAAGTTAAAGATAATGACTTTATTATTGACGGCAGGTCAGTAAAAGAAACCGCTAAAAATAAACATATATTGCAACACAGAATAACTGAATATATTAAATTTCTAATACCTGAAACGGGATCATTAGAAGATATAACTTATGAAGATGTAGAAAATGAATTTCCATTAACAGTTCAAATGACTTTAGTGGAAAAAATTAATGAGGTTATTAGCCCTGACTATAAAGACATAAAGTCAAAGTAGTAAGCTCGTTAAGAACCCAAGTTCGCGCGTCTATGGTTTTTAACGGGCATACAATACAAGATATAGATGCGCTTGATGAAGCAACCATGAATGAAATAACAGTCATGTATGCGGATGGGTTAGTTGGAAATAGAGCTTTATTAAATATGCAAGGAACTCTAATAGCTGGAGTTTTTAATTATTTAAGAGCAAGTAGTAGCCAACCTTATACTCTAAAAAGCGTTTTAGGTAGTGCTTATGAATATTTTTATGGCATAGAAAAAGTTAATCCTAGCGATTCACTTATTTTATTTATGAGCCAAGCACCAAACTTTAAAATGGATAGATTTAAAGGTAAATAACTATGGCAATTATTTCAAGATTAGCGGTTTTACTTGGGCTTGATGCGGGCGAGTTTAATGCCAATCTAGGTAAAGCTAAAGATAAAGTAGAAGGCTTTAGCGCAGGTGCAAAATTATCATTAGGCGCAGTTGCGGTAGCCTTTACTGCTTCCGCTCGCGAAGCAATTAACTTTGCTGACAAAATAAACGATGTCGCTAAAGCTAATGAAATGTCCGTTCAATCTGTATTGCGTATGTCGCAAGCTTTATCAACAAATGGTGGTAATGCCGATGATGCTGGCAAACTCATGGCATCGTTCGCTAATAAAATTGATGAAGCCGCTCAAGGATCATCAAAAGCGCAAAAAGCATTTTTATCTATTGGCGTTTCTTTAAAAGATTTAAGAACGCTTGCTCCTCAAGAATTATTTGAAAAAACTATTAAATCCCTTGCTGGTGTTGAAGATACTGCTAAACGCAATGCGCTTGCTATGGATATGTTTGGCAGAGCTATTCGCGGTGTTGATATTAAAGGTATGGCGGATGAGTTTGAAAAAACTAAAAATCAATTTGCAGGATCAGATGAAATTTTTAAAAGCATAGGAAATTCTGTTGATAGATTAGATAGATTTTTTATGAATTTAAAAATAACACTTGCTAATAATCTTGGCCCAGCTTTTGAATATGTAACAATTGCTATGGAAAATTGGCAAAAAAAATCAAAAGAAACAATTGATAGATTTGCTGAAATTAGAAAAGAAGCTGGTTGGTGGGCGGCTTGGCTAGATAAAGAAGGTTTAAGAAAGTTTGAGTTTCCTTCACGCGGCTCTGTTCAAGATGCTACTATTCCTGGCATTATGTCAGGTATTGGCGGTATGGCCGCACCTAAAAAAGATGTTAGGGCAGTTGAACTTGATGAAAAACAAAAAGCAGAATTAAAACGATTAAAAGAGATTGCAGAAAAGCAAGAAGAATTTTATAAAAAAGAACTGCAAATTTCTGAAGCTAAAAGACAAAGAAATCAAAAGGAAGCTGAATTTGTTTTTCTTGCAGAAAACGAAAAAAAACTGCAATTAGAATTATTTGATATTGAACAAAAGCGCAAACTATTAGTTCTTGAAAAGAAAATGAATCAAGAACAAGCTAATGAATTTGCACAATCAGAAAAGAAAAGGGCGCAAGAAGCATATCAAATTGCTGAATCACAAAGAAGTTTTGAATTTGGTTGGAAAAAAGCTTTTGCTACTTATGCAGATAACGCTTCTAATGCCGCTAAATTAGGTGAGCAAGCATTCGTATCTGTAACACAAAATCTTGAAACTGCATTAGATAATTTTGTTCAAACAGGCAAATTAAGTTTTAGTGATCTTGCTCGTAGCATA